CAAATGTATGGTTGTATAGTGTTGGTAAATGGAAAATTACAAAAGACAAATATGCTTATAAACATCCAGCAATATTTCCTGAACAGCTTGCACAAGACCACATATTAAGTTGGAGTAACGAAGGAGATGTTGTATTAGACCCATTTCTTGGTAGCGGTACAACAGCAAAAATGGCGTTACTGAATAATCGACACTTTATAGGCTTTGAATTGTCGGAAGAATATTGCAAAATTGCCAATGAGCGAATATCAAAACTCAATCAATCCCATACGACCTAATAGGAACACTTGTCCTGTTAGGTAGATTGTTCCTAGACCTGCAGACGTTTGTGAATATGTGGTAGAAGAAAAGGAGGAGAGATAATGCATACGGCAATTGTAGTAAGAGACCTTGAGAAGGCTATAGCCTTCTACAAGGAGATAGGGTTCACCGAGGGAGACACCTTCAACCTGAAGAGTATAGGAGTTCGTCTAGGATACGTGTACATGGATGACACGGTTCTGGAGTTAATCGAGGACAACGGAGACGTGGAGAACCATGTGGCAATAGAGGTTCCTTGTGTGGAGTGTTGGTTGGAGGAACACGACGTGGTGTATGAGAAGGAAATCATGATTACCGAGTGGGGTAAGAGAGCCATATTCTTCAGGGGGATTAACGGGGAGTTAATCGAGGTGATTGGGAATGAGATACATCAGTATAGACCCAGGTGAGACAATAGGCTATTCTGTATGGAATGGCACCGAAAGAGTAGAGCAAGGGGAACTTGGTATAACCGAGTTCCTCCATAAACTGGAAGAGAAGGTTGGAGAGCTTGACCTGATAATCTACGAGAGCTATGCCTTACGCAGGAGCAGTGCCAAGGCTATGATAGGTAACGAGTTCGAGACACCACAGGTGATAGGTGTAATCAAGTGGATTGCATACAAGGCAGGCATACCGACGGTGAAGCAATCACCTGCACAGAAGAAGTTCTTTGGAGATGACAGGTTGAAGAAACTAGGATTATACGACCGTGGGCAGAGACACAGCCGAGACAGTGTAAGGCATGCACTATATTGGCAGTTCTTCACAGCAGGAATAAGGGAGGTGAGTGAGTTAAATGAATAACACACTGACATGGAACCAGGTGCAGGAGGTTCGTAAGCTACTGGCTATGGGGTACAAGAACAAGGAAATTGCAGCTATGTATGGTGTGAAGCCGAACACCATTAGTGACATCAAGCGTAACAAGACTTGGAGCAGTGGGTTAACTCATGAGCAGGTGGCACGTATCAAACTATTACTGAACAAGGGTGTGACAGTTGAGACTATTGCCGAGGGGTTCAAAGTACCAGCCAACACCATTGTACGTATCAGGAGAGGAGAGACCTACACCGACGTTGCACCTGAACCATTCGAGGGTGAGGAGTGGCAAGTGCCTGAACCCATGTTTTTGTGATTGCTTGGGATTGCTTCAAATATCACTGAATTGCTTGAAATCAGCAGTAATAATATCGGTTTGATTTGAAATTTCATCCTCCCCACTAAAATGCTTTTCAAAAATATTTTCGTCGCAAGGCATTTGTGAAAATTTCAAAATCAGAAATGGGTGGGGAGGAAGATTTTTGGTTCTAAGCCGATTTTTTAGGGGTTTATCAGCTGATAAACCATGAAAATTGTGTTGTCAGTGGCTGAGACAGTTAAAATTTGTCAGTTTTACTGATAAACCCAGTTAAAAATTCACCTTGTTTCAAGGTGTTTCAAGGTGTTTCAAGGTGAATCAAGGTGAAACAAGATGAAAAATTCAAGGTGTTTCAAGGTGTTTCAAGGTGAAACAAGGTGAAACAAGGTGAATTTTTTACGACGTTTTAACGAGGTTAGCCGACGATGACAAAAACCGAACCTGAAATTCAGCCAAATTCGACCAAAAAAGGGGGTTTTGTTTTTGGTTAAGAAGAGCATTAGCGTGTACCTGGATGATGATATCATTAGGGCATTAGGGGAGCGAGCCGAGGAACAGGGGATATCTGTAAGTGCCTTATGTAGGATAATCATAACCAGGGATGTTAGAGGACAGCCACAACCTAAACCAGAACCAGCCAAGGCTTGCCCAAACTGTGGCAAGACCGTAGGGGAGAAGGACGAGGATGGACAACAGATATTCTACCTGTTCCCTAATGGCACGTGGCGTTGTACGAATTGTGGAAGTGAGGGTATGTTGCACCAGGTGGACACAACCAGACCTTGATAAAATTAATTGCTGAATAGAGGGTTATATTAAGAGATAATGGATATAATTAGGTAGAGCTGAAAGTCTACCTTTTATGTGGGCTTTCAGTTTCTAATTCAACAATGTAAGGAGGTTAATTAATGAACAGCAAACAATTAGTAGAGTCTTACCTGCACAGAAAGACCTGGATGGTGGAAGAGAACAGCAATGCACCTTTTAGCTTTGGTGCCATGCAAAGGTACTTTGGAGAAGAGGTTGCGAAGGAGTATTGGTTGAACGTGGTATATCCAAGTTACATCAGTGATGCTCACAGAAGAGGTGATTTTCATATCCATGACCTGGGAGGACTGACATTGTATTGCTGTGGCTACAGCCTGAAGCAGATTATCCAGAAGGGTGTTACAGGTGTACCGAATATCCCACGAAGTAAGCCAGCTAAACACTTTGCGTCAATCATCAACCATATCGTGAACCTGGCAACCATATTCCAGAATGAGATTAAGGGAGCAGTTGCCTTCAACAGTGTGGATACCCTACTGGCACCGTTCGTGAGAATTGATAATCTTTCATTCAAGGAAACCAAGCAGAACTTACAAAATTTAATATTCAGTCTCAATTCAAACAGCAGGGTTGGAGCCGAGCCTGCATTCACCAATATGACATTCGACCTAACACCACCGAGAGACCTAAAGGATGAGAAAGTGTGGGTGGGTACAAACCAGCTTGACTTCACCTATGGAGAGTGCCAGAAGGAAATGGACATGATTAACAAGGCATTCTTCGAACTCATGCTTGAGGGTGATGCAGATGGAAGACCGTTTGGCTACCCAATACCGACATATAATATTCATAAGGAATTTGACTGGGATAATCCCAATCTGCAGGGGTTATGGGAGATGGCAGGTAAGTATGGCTATCCATATTTTGCCAACTTCATAAACTCTGACCTACAGGTGGAAGACGTGCGTAGTATGTGCTGCAGGCTGAACCTTGACCTTAGAGAACTCAAGAAGAGGAATGGAGGGTTGTTCGGTAGTGCAGACAGCACAGGTTCCATAGGTGTGGTTACTATCAATATGCCACGTATTGCATACGAGAGCAGGGGTGACATGAGGTTATTCTACGAGTTACTGGAGGAGCGTATGGAGTTAGCCAAGGAGTCACTAGAGATTAAGAGGGTTTGGTTGCAGAAGAACATTCTGGACACCAATGCCATACCTGCATTCATGGAATACGTGGGAACACTGCATAACCACTTCTCCACAATTGGAGTTATTGGCTTAAATGAGATGTGTGAGAATATGCTGGGTTGCAGTATCACAGATGAGAGAGGTAAGGCATGGAGCATAGAGGTTCTACACTTCATGAGAGACAAGCTGTCTGACTTCCAGGAGGAAACAGGCAACTTCTACAACTTAGAAGCAACACCAGCAGAAGGGTGTACGTATAGCCTTGCTAAGAAAGACCTGGAGCAGTACCCAGGTATCATCACCCAAGGAACCGAGGATGCACCATACTACACCAACAGTTGCCATATGCCAGTGTATGAGGTAGAGAGTGTGAAGCAGTTAGTTGACCACCAAGATGACCTACAGGTGTTGTTCACAGGTGGAACCGTTGTCCACTTCTATCTTGATGGACCAATTTCTGCAAGACAAGCCAAACACACGGTCAGAACAGTGTGTGAGAATTACAGAATACCATATATTAGCCTTTCCCCAGTAAATGCTTTCTGTGACAAGCACGGTATGGTTGACCACGACAATGGCAAGTGCACCATCTGTGGTAGCGAGGTGGAACTGTACCAAAGGGTTACAGGCTACATCAGGAAAGTACGATATTTCAACAAGGGCAAGAAGAGTGAATTCAGAGATAGGAGGCAATTAGTACTATGATGATAAGACACAAGGGAATTGAACATACCGTGTATGGTGAGGCACCATTCCTGGCAGCAAGAATATGTGCCATAGGATGCAGCAGGGGTTGTCCAGGGTGTCATAATGAACAACTCAAGAACGACGACTCACTTATTAGAACACAAGAAGTACAAGAAATCGTTGAAGAGGTTCGTAGTAATTTCTTCAACGAGGGGCTTGTACTGGGTGGATTGGAGTGGACAGAACAGCCTGCAGAAATGCAGGCACTTATTCATGCATGCAAGGAAGCAGGGCTACAGGTGATGTTGTACACAGGTATGACAGAGGAGCAGTTCATCAAGAGGTTTGGCGAACCAGATGGTATATGGGTAAAATACGGTTCCTATGTTCCAGGAGGGGAGCCACACGAGATGTACGGAGTCAAATTAGCAAGTTCCAACCAAATAATCAAGAAATATTTCTGAAATAACTGATAAACTATGTGCTTTTTCTCTTAGGATGAGATATAATATAATGTGAGGTAGTATAGGAAAAATCAACTTTGTTTTCTTAAGAGAAGAAGCAGAGGGGGAAACTGAGAAGAATTTGCGAGAAGGTGGATGAAGGTGATAGGGTATTCCCGCAGATGCAAAATATGTAACTCACCACACAGGGCAACCGTTGAGGAATGGATGACTAGTGGTGGGATGACATTGGTTGAAGCAGAGGAACGAAGCACAAAGGAGCTGGGGGAGTTCTTCAGCAGGACATCCATTTGGCGTCATATGAAAGACCACTTTGTAAGCAAAGAAGACGTCAAGAAGGTGTACACAGATAAGAAGGCAGAAGAACTTGCTAAACTCAAGGAAGAGGAATTTAATGCAGCACAAGAAAAGAGTAGGTTACTGCAAGCCAAATATATAGAAGGTAATCTGACAGAGCTTGAAAAACTTGACAACATGATTGAGAAAGATTATGCCATGTATGTGCGAACCGTTGAACTCATGAAGGAAAAGCTGGAGAATAAGCTAGCACCGAAACCACTGGTTGACTTCCTGAGAGTATTGAATTCCAACATCAACACTAGCCTGAAGACCAAAGCAGAGTTGCTGGGAACTGATGCTGAAGGCAGGAAAGCAAGTGTGATGGAGACTTGGATTGACATAATAGGAAGAGTGGATATTGATGATTAGCACAAGTGCAGCAAGGGCTGTGCTGCAACGTTCCCAGCAAGAACCTGAATGGTGGGTAAATAATATATTAGGCAACAACCTGTGGAGTGTACAGCAGGAAATCCTCAATTCAGTTAAGGACAATCAAGAAACCGTTGTAGCCAGTTGTCACGGTGCAGGCAAGAGTCTTACAGCAGCAAACGTGGCACTGTGGTACTTGTTTAACCACAAGCCGAGCGTAGTGATTACCACAGCACCTACAGACCGACAGGTGAGAGGTATCCTGTGGAAGGAGATTAGGTTGGCACACAGCAGGGCTAGAGTACCTTTAGGAGGTAGGCTACTTACCCAGGAGCTGAAGCTGGACACCAACTGGTGGGCATGGGGCTTTACAGCACCAGAGTATGACCCAGATAGGTTCCAAGGGTTCCACGAAGTTAACATACTTGTTATTGTAGATGAGGCAGCAGGTGTAAGCGAACAAATATATGAAGCAATTGACGGTGTTCTTACAAGTGAACATTCCAGGTTGTTACTAATAGGAAATCCAACCAATGCAGCAGGCAGGTTTGGGCAAGCATTCAAGACACCTGGTATAAAGAAGTTTTACATCAGTGCGTATGACACACCGAACTTCACGACCTTTGGCATAACCGAGGAGGACATTGCTAACGGAACTTGGCAGGACAAGATTACAGGTGAGTTGCCAGCACCGTATCTAGTAACTCCACAGTGGGTTGCCAAGAGGTATCAGAGATGGGGTAAGGACTCACCACTATACCAGGCGAAGGTGTTAGGGCAGTTCCCAGAACAAGGAGACGACACACTAATACCGTTGAGCTGGATAGATGCAGCAGTGAAGAGGAAGTTGGAACCAGGGGAGCCTATAGAACTGGGGGTAGACGTTGCAAGGTATGGACAAGACGAGAGTGTTTGGGTTATAAGACGAGGTTCTGTAGCAAGGCTATACTTGACTAAGGCAATGGGCGATACCATGGAGACAACAGGACTGTGTGTTAAGAGCAGGAAGGAAACTAAGGCTACTAAGATAAAGGTGGATGCAGATGGGCTAGGAGCAGGAGTGCATGACCGACTGAAGGAATTGGGAGAACCAGCAATAGAAATGCGTTCAGGAATGGCTGCAACTGACAGTGAACGGTTTGCTAACAAGCGTGCCGAATGGTGGTGGGGCTTGAGAGAACGGTTCGAGTCAGGTGATATAGATATTGAGGATGACGAGGAGCTTATCAGTCAACTGTCCAATATCAAGTACAAGATTAACAGCCGAGGACAGATACAGATTGAGAGCAAGGATGAGATGAGGAAGAGGGGTTTACCTTCTCCAGACAGAGCTGATGCCTTGATGTTGGCATTTGCCAAGCAGAAGGAAGTTAAGCCAGTGAGACTTAGAGCAAGAAGTGTAGGAAGGTGGTGATTGAATGAGCAGACCATTTGCGTATGTAACCAAGAGTGGGAGAGTAGTCAGGCAGGACATCCTGGAACAATATGCAGTAAAGAGTGACAGCAAGCAGTTGCCTGCAGATAGTTTCAAGAGTTCATATACCCAGGGGCTGGTGCAACCGTTGTACAATCCAGAAGCACTGGCAAGGGTGCTGGAGATGAACACGTACCACTATAGAGCCTGCAAGACCAAGGCAAGGGATACAGCAGGGCTAGGGTGGAACTTACGACCGTTGAAGGAGAACCCAAGCGACGAGCAATACAAGAAGCTTGACGACTTCTTTAGTGAGATGCATGAGCCAGTAAGTAAGACCTTTGACAAGATAATGCTGGACTATGAGGCAATAGGTTATGGTTGTGCCGAGCTGACAAGGGTGAATTATGACCCAGACGGGGAACCTGCTAACTTGGTTCATATGCCAGCACACACGGTACGAATTCATAAGGATGGCAACAGGTTCGTGCAGATACGTGGTAACAAGAGACGTTGGTTCAAGCGTGTAGGTTTCGAGTATGATGTTCACTGTGATACAGGTGAAATTAAACCACTTGGTTCAATCACACCTGAATATCGAGCTACTGAAATCATGTGGTTCGTCAACTACACACCACGTAGCGACTATTATGGATTACCTGATATTATACCAGCACTGGGAACGGTGCATGGTGACATTGCCAGACGAGACTACAATATAGCATTCTTTGACAACTGGGGCGTACCAGCTTATGCAGTGTTCATTACAGGCAACTTTGACCCAGGTGAGTTAGATGAACAAGGCAGGAGCGAGTTTGAGAGGAGTATTGAGGAACACTTTAATGAGTTATCCAAGTCTCCACATTCAACACTGATTATGTCTGTGCCTACTGTGGAAGGACAAGGAGAAGTCAATATTGAATTCAAACCTTTGAGTACTGAAGTTAAAGAAGCCAGCTTTAGACTGTACAGGCAAGACAACAGGGATGAAATCCTAGCAGCACACGGTGTTCCTCCATACCGTATGGGTATAGCTGAGACAGGTTCTCTAGGAGGTAACACAGCCAAAGAGTCAACTGAAATATACAAGCGTTCCGTCATTGAACCAAGACAGGAAATGCTTGAGAGTATGATTAACAAGTATATCTTGTGGGAAGGGTTTGAGGCATTCGACTGGGAATTCAAGTTCGCAGAAATTGATACCCAGGATGAGAAGCATGACATGGATATGGCTACCGAGCTGTTTAGGAATGCAGCAATGACACCGAACCAGCTTATCCACTACTTTGGAGAGAGGTTTGGACTAGAGCCAGTAGACCACCCAGCTATGGATGCACACTACTTGAATGGAATGCCAATTACTTTAGAGGTAGACCTGGTACCTGAAGTAGAGGCAACATTGCTAAGCCTACAGGAGAGGTTGTTGGAGGTGGCAGAGAAGCATGCTAGCGACCAAGATGGTTTTAGAGATAGAGAAATCATTGATATACTTGCAAGCCTTAAAGCAGTTGCCAGCAAGCCAGCTAAGAGCTGAAGCAAGGCTAACCAGACAGCTACAGGGGTTGTTTGCAGAGGTTGCCGAACGTACTATCCAGGAGCTACTGAAACGTAACCGATTGCCAACAGATGATGCTACCATGAGACTGGTTATATCTCACATTCTTGGAGCTAGTGAAGATTACCAGGAAACGTTGAGCGGAGAAGCATTGCAAGCAGCACAATATGGCAGGAACCGTATTATCAGAGAGTTGCAAAGACTGGGTGTGAGTGTATCCTTCAGTGAGTTCTCTGAAAGGGTTCAGAAGATGATTATGGAACATGTGTTCACAGCAAGCCAGCACACCATTAGCAGGGTTACAGGTAATGTGATGCAGAACTTGACCAACAGTTATGCTAGTGGGCTTGGAATAGATGATGCAGCCGAGGAACTACGAAAGGTGTTCCAGGCTATGCAAGACTACGAATTGAGACGAGTTGCAAGGACAGAAATTAACTCATTCCAGAACGAAGGAGCCTACCTGACCGAGCAGGAGCTTGGTGTCAGATATCACATGTGGTATACAGCACTAGATGAGAGGGTAAGAGGAAGCCACTCTAATATGCACGGTGAGATAGTACGAGTGGGAGAACCTTTCAGCAATGGGTTGTATTATCCAGGTGATAGAAGTGGTGGGCAAGACACAATTAAGGAGTGGATTAACTGCAGATGCAGAACAGTACCATTCCTGATGCCTGAAGGAAAGATGGCACCACCAGGAGCCAGTCATTTCCGAGAGAGCGATTTGATTGATGTCAGGAGGTGATTAGGTGAGCAGACGAGTTGATGACAGTTATGAAGTTGTCATGGAGAGACTAAGAAGGAAGGTGTATAAGGAACTAGATAACCACGACTCTAGTCAAGGCGATATTACTGACTTCTACGTGATACACACGTTTGACAATGCAGTGATAGTCCGAGACGAAGTTAGTGGTAAGATGTATGAGGTTCCTTATATGAGAGGTGACACAGAAGTCTACCTGGGGCAACCACGAGAAGTGGAGAACGTGTATGTGCTTAAACGTTTGGAGGAGGCAGGAATTGACATTGCTAACAAGGGGCTTGACGTATGTGAACTAACTGGACCAATTGTCATGAAGAATGCTAAAAAGCGTATAGCATATGCAGCAGTTCTAGTTCCAGGTGAACCTGACAGCGACGGGGAGACTGTCACAAAGGAGAAGATTGAGCAAGCTGCACATGAGTGGATGCAAAGTTACCGTAACGTAGACCTGCAGCACACACTTAACAATGTGGCAGTGCCAGTGGAGAGTTATGTGCTACCTATGGACATGGAAGTTGATATGCAGGGTGTTAAGACCATTCTGCCAGCAGGTACATGGGTATTAGCAAGCAAGGTACTGGATGAAGCCACCTGGGATATGGTAGAGAAGGGTGAGTTGACTGGGTACAGCGTTATGGGTATCAGGCGAACCACACTAGAGACAGCTAGCAAAAGTGCAGAAGTGGCACTGAAGAAAACGTTGCTGAGAGACCTTGGAGAAGATTGGATTGCTGCAGCAGTTAGCATAGTTGATGAGCCAGCAGTACCGAAGGCAAAGTTCTTTGCGTTAAAATCCAAGGAGGTTCCAGCAGAGAAGTCCAAGAGTTGGTACCAGAAGGTTAGGGAGGTTTTGTTTCCTAACAATAGTGCAGTTAAGGAGGATGTTCCAGATAATGATGAGAAGGAGGATGTTTTGACTATGAAACCTGAAGACTTAAAGAACCTGATTGACGAAGCAGTCAAGTCTGCAGTTGAGCCACTTCAGGCTGAGATAGAGGCACTGAAGTCAAAGGCAGACGAGGTTGAGACCGAGGGAGTAGACGAAACCACCAACCAAGAGGAAGAGACATTCAAGTCTAAGGTTCTTGAGAAGCTTGATGAACTTGAAGCTAGAATTGGCAAGAAGAGTGCTGCACCTAAATCATTGAAGGGGCAGGATGGAGACGAAGGCGATGAAGCCAAGAAGTCTCAATTGGAAGACCGAGACATATTCGGTAGAAAAAGAGCATATAAGGAGGTTCGATAATCATGACTTACAGTAATGATGAAATCTTAGCAAGACTTGACGGTGCGTTCAAGAGCATTACCGTTGAGAGCCTGGGTGACAGCGTACTGGCACCTGAGAAGTTTAACCAGTTCATCAGAGCTATGCAGCACAGAACTACAATTCTCCCAGAGGCAAGGTTCATTGAGATGCAATCTCATGTGACCGAGATTGACCGTGTAGGGTTTGTAGGAAGGGTATTGACATCAGGTAACAAGGTGGTTAACGACGAGCAGGAGCAACACGTTCTTGCAGAGAATGAGTTCGTTAAGCCACAGTTTGCTACCAACAAGCTGATTGCCAAAGAGATGCAAGCAGTCACTGGTATCAGAGACCGTGCATTAAGACGTAACATTGAACGTGGTGGATTTGAGAACACCTTGGTTGACCTGTTCGGTGAGGCAGCAGGTAGAGACCTTGAGGAATGGGCAATCTTTGCTGACACCAGCCTGTCTTATGCACAGGACAAAATCCTGTGGTTGACTGATGGATGGATTAAGAAGGCTAAGAACAAGGTGTATGGTGCAGGTACTGACAAGGACTTTGACCCAAGTGTTGACGACTTTCCTGAGAATGTATTGAAGGCATTGCTTGATGCACTACCTAAAGAGTTCCTGGTGAACAGAGCCGAGTGGAGGTTCTATGTACCTTATGAAATCGAGGATGGTTACAGAGACCTGTTGAAAGCACGTGGTACTGCACTTGGTGACAGGGCACAAACCGAGGGTGGTGGCTTGATGTACAAGGGTATCCCTGTGGTTTATTGCCCAATGCTTGAGAGAGCAAGCCAGGCTACTGGTAGGGTAGCAATGCTGCAACATCCTGACAACATGGCGTGGGGCGTGTTCCATGAGGTTACTATCGAGAGAGAACGTGAAGCTAAGGCACGTAGAACAGACTTTGTTCTGACCATTGAAGCCGACTGTCACTATGAAGACGAGAACGGTGCTGTGGTTGCACTTATTGACCAAGAGAAGCAAGAAGGTTAATAGGTGGTGAGTGCCATGGCTGTTAGATTGACTGTAGAAGTCAAGAACAACAGCGATAAGGGTGTGTTCAGGGGAGGAAGGTTCTTTCCTCCTCTGAAGACCACAACCGTTATCGTTAGTAAATATCAGTTGGCTGAAATCAAGGCACACACAGACTTAGCAGTGGTTTCACCAAGGGGTAATACCCAGGTGGAGGTTGAAGAACCCAACACAAACCATTCTGTGGAACCTGATAAACCAGAATTTGCATGTCCTTACTGTGAAGACTATGTAGGCAAGAGCAAACAAGGACTAAGGGCACACGTTAGACAGACACACGAGGAGTTGTATGAGGAATTCAAGGAAAGGGGGTAATATGAATGCCACAATTCTATAGCACTGCAGATGAGGTGATACAGTATACAGGTGTTCATCCCCAAGACCTTGGATTAGAAAGCTATGAAGGGCTCCACAGAGTAATAGAGGGTTGGTTGGTACAGATTAAGGACATCATCGACCAAGACCGAAACCGTGATTACCACCAAGAAGTGGAAGAAGGTAAGCGTACCGAAGTGCCACCTGGGATTAACCATATTGCTATGCGAGTGTGTGCCAACGTGATTGCCCAGGCTACCTTCAGGAGGGAAAGCACTATTGTCCAGGTGGATGATTATAAGATTCAGATGGTAGACGACCAAGTGTTTACTGATGCAATAAAGAAAGAC